CTCTAAAGCCTTGTATATTATAGCTTCCTGTCTTTTGTCTATCAAGTTAATTAGTCGAAAATAATCAAAGAAATTCAAGAATTATGAAGAAATATGGAACTCTCAATCAGAGCTTACGCAAAACATCGAGGAGTAACTGAAGGAGCAGTTAGAAAAGCAATAAAACAAGGAAGAATCAGCAAAAAAGATAATGGTAAAATTAATCCTGATTTAGCGGATAAGGAGTGGTCAAAAAATACTGATCCAGCACAAATTAAGCAAACTGAAAATCAGGAACAGAACCAAGAAAAAATTAACAATATTTCCACTCCTTCAAATCCTTTATCGGTTGGCCCTAGCTATCAACAAAGCAGAGCTATTAAGGAAGCCTATAACGCTAAATTAACCAGACTGCAATTCGAGAAGGAATCTAAAAAATTAATCTCGGTAGATGAAGTAAAAATATCAGCTTTTAATGCTGCCAGAATGACTAGAGATCGAATGTTAAATATTCCTGATCGAGTGATTCCTGCTTTAGTTGGAAAAACTGATATTTTTGAGATGAAGGAAATTTTAAAAACAGAAATAGTTAAAGCTTTAGAAGAATTATCTAAAAATGATGTATGATGATTTATATTTTAAGAGCTTTAGAGCGGGATTAAAACCAGATCCAAATTTTAATATCTCTGAGTGGGCAGATCATCATAGAATTTTAACTTCAATTTCATCAAGTGAGCCTGGACCATGGAGAACTGATCGCACTCCTTATCTAAAAGAAATAATGGATTGCTTATCACCAAATAATCCTTGTGAAAAAGTAATATTCATGAAGGGAGCGCAAATTGGTGGTACTGAATGTGGTAATAATTGGATGGGGTTTGTAATTCATCATGCCCCAGGGCCCATGTTAATTGTCAATCCAACAGTAGAAACTGCCAAGAGAACCTCAAAAATGAGGATTGATCCTGCAATTGAAAATTGCCCAGCTCTAAAAGATAAGGTTAATGATCCAAGATCAAGAGATTCTGGCAATACAATGCTAATGAAGGAATTTCCTGGTGGGGTTTTGATTCTAACTGGAGCTAATTCGGCAGTTGGCCTAAGATCAATGCCAATTAGATATTTATTCTTAGATGAAATTGATGGCTATCCAGACGATGCAGCATCTGAAGGTGATCCTGTAAATTTGGCAATTCAAAGAACTGCTACATTTAGCAATCGCAAGATTTTTATGATCTCAACTCCGACTATTAAAAATTATAGTCGCATTGAAACTGCTTTTTTAGAAGGAGATCAAAGATATTATTATGTTCCTTGTCCATATTGTGGTGAGCTTCAAATATTAAAATGGCAAAATGTTAAATGGCCAAAAAGTGATCCAGAAAACGCCTATTATGAATGCAAAAAATGCAAATCGCATTGGCAAGATCATCAAAAGGCAGAAATATTAAAAAATGGCAAATGGATAACCACCTCGAGTAATTCTGATAAAAAGGTTGTATCTTTTCATCTGTCGTCACTTTACTCGCCTCATGGCTGGGTAAGCTGGGGCGATATTGCTAAAGAATTTAGCGAAGTTCATAAAGACCCACCAAGGTTACAAGTTTGGACAAATACCAAATTAGCAGAAACTTGGGAGGATATGTCTGGTGAGGCTATTGATCCAACAGGCTTATTAAAAAGAAGAGAAAATTTTAGTAAATATTTGCCAAAAGATGTGGCGATTATTACAGCTGGCGTTGATGTCCAAGATAATCGCCTAGAACTAGAAATTGTTGGCTGGGGAAAAGATGAAGAATCATGGTCACTTGATTATCAGGTAATTTATGGTGATCCATCAACTCCTGATTTATGGGATGATTTGGATAGGATTTTAAATCACACATTCATTCACTCAAGGAATCTTGGCAATTTCCCAATTACTGCTGTGGCGGTAGATTCTGGTGGTCATTACACCGATCAAGTCATCAATTACTGTGATGAGCGAAAACATAAAAGAATCTTTGCCATAAAAGGAAGCTCAAATGGTAATGGTGTTCCAATCTGGCCGGTAAGAGCAAGTCAAAATAAACGGCTCAAAAAACCAGTTTATGTAATTGGTGTAAATGATGCCAAGGAAACCTTAATGCAAAGGCTTCGAATTGAAAAGTCAGGTGCTGGTTATTGGCATTTTCCAATAGAGCGTGATCAAGAATGGTTTAATCAAATAACTTCTGAGGTTGTAAAAACTAAGTATGTTAAAGGAAGACCAGTTAGATCATGGCAGCCAAGAAAAGAAGGTCAAGCAACCGAAGGTTTAGATTGTAGAGTTTATGCTTTTGCAGCACTTCGTGGCTTGGTTAGAAATTGGAAATTAGATCTAAACAAACTCGCTCACAAATTAGCAGAAATCCCTCTTCGTGAATCTGATCCTGATATTCAAACTCAGAAAACCGCCAGAGTTTTACGAACAAGACGAGTTCGAAGCAAAGGAATAAATTAGCCTTATGAAATCTTTAGAAGAACAACTAACAGAAGTACAGCAAGCTATCTCAGATGTTTTAAATAATGCTCAGGAAGCCAGCTATAATGGCCAAAGAGTTAAAAAGGCAGATTTGGCAATTTTAGAACAAAGAGAAAAACGACTTTTGGTTCAAATTAAAAGAAAAAAACGAGGCGGAATTAGAATAAGAGGAATAACTCCAACATGAGCAAAAAATTAAGAATTTCTGATAACTGGCTGGATAAAACCATATCTTATTTTAGTCCCGAAAAAGGTTTAAAAAGATTAGAAGCCAGAGCCAGACTTTCTATTGCTGGAGGTTATGTTGGTGCAAGGCGTGATCGCAGACAAACCAAATCATGGGATATAACTGACGGATCTGCTGATAATGTTACTTTACCTGATTTGCCATCGCTTCGTGAAAGATCTCGTGATTTAATTAGAAATGCACCTCTAGCATGCGGAGCTATAAATACAGTTGTTACCAATGTGGTTGGCACTGGTTTAAAAGTTCAATCTCATATTGATCGTGAAGTTTTAAAGCCATTTTTTAAAGATGAATCTGAATTTGATAAATTTGAAAGAAATGCTGAGAGAATTTTTAGGAATTGGGCGGAAAATACAGATTGTGATATTACCAGATCTCAAACTTTTAGTGAGATTCAAAATTTAATACTAAGATCAGTTCTTGAAAGTGGGGATATTTTTATTATTAAAAGAACTGTTCCCAGGTCAAATAAGTTAATTGATCTATCTTTGCAGTTGGTTGAAGCAGATCGAGTTTCTAACCCTGACTATAAAACTAACACAGAAAAGCTAATTGCTGGAGTTGAAGTTGATAAAAATGGAGCACCGATTGCTTATCATATTTGTAATCAACATCCAGATGATTATCAAAGTGAGAAAAGCAAAAAATATGTAAAAATTCCTGCCTTTGATAAATATGATAATAGACAGGTATTTCATATTTTTAATCGAATCAGACCAGGGCTTACAAGAGGAGTTCCATATCTTGCTCCAGTAATTGAAAGCTTAAAACAATTAGATCGCTACACTGAAGCTGAAATTATGTCAGCAGTAATATCTGCTATGTTTACTGTTTTTGTTAAATCTGAAGATGAAGAAGGTTTATCACCAATGACTCCTTTGGATGAAGTTGGTGGTTCGAGAAATGATGGTGATTATAAATTAGCACCAGGTGCAATTCTTGATTTGCAACCCAATGAAAATATTGAAATTGCTGATCCTAAAAGACCAAACCAAGCATTTGATCCTTTTGTGCAAGCGATATTAAGGCAAGTTGGTGTGGCTTTAGAACTGCCATTTGAAATTTTAATCAAACATTTCACAGCAAGCTATTCAGCAGCTCAAGCAGCATTGGTTGAAGCATGGAAGTTTTTTTCATCAAGAAGAAGTTGGCTCGCCATACAACTTTGCCAGCCAGTTTATGAAATGGTAATAACTGAAGCAATTGCCAAAGGTTTACTAAAAGCACCAGGATTCTTCAATAATGATCTAATTAAAAATGCCTATTTGGGAGCTCAGTGGATTGGCCCACCAAGAGGTCAAATTGATCAGTTAAAAGAAGTTAAGGCAGCAGAACTTCGAGTGAATATGGGAATCTCAACCTTAGCTGAAGAAACTGCAATTTTAACTGGTGGCGATTGGGAAAGAAAATATCCACAAATTTTAAAGGAACATTCCCTAAAGCAAGAAGCTGGCATTAGCAATCAAGCAAAACAAGACAATATCAATTTAGAAAAAGCAGATGAATGACCTTTTTAAAATAGGTAAATATTGGGCGATCGAACCTGATTATTTGAAAGCGATATCGAAAGAATCACTATCTACTAGATCAGAAAAACCGCTAAATAACAGCAGATCAGTTTCAATAAGAGATGGCACGGCAATTATTCCAATTCACGGAGTAATAACAGCCAGGACAACTCTTTTTAGCTTATTTGCTGGTGGCACTTCTCTAGAAGATTTGGCTAAAGATTTTAGCGAGGCTTTAAATAGCAATGAGGTGACATCAATTCTTTTAGATATTGATTCTCCTGGTGGTGTTGCAGTTGGGCCATTTGAAATGGCTGAGATGATTTTTAAAGGAAGATCAAAAAAGCCAATCTATTCCTACATTGGACGAAATGGATCATCTGCTGCTTATTGGTTAGCAAGCGCTACTGAGAAGATATTTGTTAATCCATCAGCATTGGTTGGATCAATTGGTGTTGTAACAACAATTCCAGTTCAAGAGCAGCCTGACATGGATGGCTATAAAAATATCGAGATCGTTTCAAGTAATGCCAATCTAAAACGACCTGATCCCAAGACTAAGGAAGGCTTGGCAGAAATTCGGCGAGAACTTGATGATCTTGAATCTACCTTCATTGAGTCAATTGCTAAATATCGATCTATTACTCCAGAAATTATCAAAGCAGATTTTGGAGGTGGTGGCGTAGTTATTGGCAAAGAAGCAGTTAAACGAAATATGGCTGACGCACTTGGAACTTATGAGGAAGTTTTAGGTCTATTAAATCAACAAAATCAATCAATAACAATAAATAATCAGATTATGTCTAAAG